ATTGATGTTCTTCTTACATATAAAGAGGGATTAAATCGTTATTATGGTTTAGCAGAGTTAGCTGAGAAGTATGGAATCTTTAAAAAGGTTTCTACTAGATTAGAAATGCCAGATGGCGAAAAAGTTTTCTTGAAAACAATTCTAAAAAATCCTACTAAGTATTTTACCAAAGAGATTTTAGATAAAATAGATGCAGTAGCACATAAAGAATTTCTTTATGGAGAAGTTGGTCTTGAAGAAGTATCAGAGGAAGAGGATGTCGAACGAACTGAATAAAGAAGATTATGTTAGGATTAATACTTATTATAGATTAGTTCCTCATCCAGAACATCCTGATGATGTTACTAATCAATGTGTAGAGATGACAACCGGACCCTTTAAAGGTGTCATTTATAAGTATGGTAAATTTCAAGTGGCCCCGCCAGATGCAGAAGATGAAAGTACTGCTAAGTATGAATATGATATTATAATGGTACCACCCGAATTAGAAGGTGTTGAACACACTGATGAAGAGGGTGAAGAATTTGAATTTATGATTGGTGAAATATTAGTGAAATTATTATGGGACAGATATTTAGAACAAGACAACGCAGAAATGACAAACCCAATAACTTTTGTGGAGGACGATGAATCAACGGATAGAACACCTAATACTATCTCATTTGATACACAATGAACCTTTTTCCCGAAAAGTTTCCCCTTATATAAGGCAAGAATATTTTGAAGATAATGCAGAAAAACTTATCTTCAAACAGGTACAAGATTATATTGTTAAACATAATAGTCTACCCACAAAACAAAGTCTTCTAATTGATTTAGATCAACAAGAAGGTTTGCATGAGAATGAATACCAAAAAGCTACAGAAATAATTAATACCTTAGATAAGCCTGAGGATAAAGATGTAACTGCTTGGCTTATTGAACAATCGGAAACCTTCTGTCAAGATAAAGCAATCTATAATGCAGTTGTTGATGCGATTGCTATTTTAGAAGGTAACGAAAATAAAACAAATTTACAAAAAGGCGCCAGTCCGTCTTTATTGTCAGATGCATTAGCAGTATCATTTGATCCTCATGTAGGTCATGATTTTATTGAAGATGCAAATGAAAGATTTGAATTTTATCATAGAGTTGAAGAGAAGATTGAATTCGATCTTGAAATGTTTAATAAGATCACTAAAGGAGGGTTACCTAATAAAACTCTTAATATATGTCTTGCTGGAACTGGTGTTGGTAAGTCTCTTTTTATGTGCCATCATGCTGCTAGTTGTTTATCCATAAACAAGAATGTTCTTTATATTACTTTGGAAATGGCTGAAGAAAGGATCGCTGAAAGAATAGATGCAAATCTTTTAGATATACCTATTAGTCAATTAGAAGAACTTTCAAGGGATATGTATCAAAAGAAAATTGATAAGATAAATGCAAAGACTAAGGGTAAAATTATTATTAAAGAATATCCTACTGCATCAGCAAGTGCAATGCATTTTAAAAATCTTTTATCAGAATTAAAGTTGAAACGTAATTTTACTCCTGATATAATATTCATAGATTATTTGAATATATGTTCAAGCGCAAGAATTAGAACAGGAGCAAACGTAAATTCGTATACTTATATTAAATCAATTGCTGAAGAATTAAGAGGGTTAGCGGTAGAATTTAATGTTCCCATTGTATCTGCAACACAGACTACAAGAACAGGATTTACAAGTACAGATATAGGATTAGAAGATACATCTGAAAGTTTTGGTTTACCAGCAACAGCAGACTTTATGTTTGCTATAATATCTTCAGATGAAATGGAACAGTTAAATCAATTACTTGTAAAACAATTAAAAAATAGATATAATGATCCTACATCTTATAAGAAGTTCATTGTTGGAATAGATAGACCTAAAATGAGATTATATGACGTAGAACAAAAAGCCCAAGACGATATTGCAGATAGTGGGCAAGATGATGAACCATTATTTGATCAATCCACTGGCAATAGAATGCGCAATAAAGCGGACTTCGGTGCTTTCCAATATGAATGAATTAGATCTTATTAAAGAAAATATAGAAACAGCATGTCAGTCTTTTAAATGCTTTGAAAAGGCATATAATGAATCAACATTAAAATATATAACATCCTGGCGAAATTGTTCTTTCAAAATGGGAGAACTAATCGAAGAACAATTAGGATTCCCTTGTTATATTAATATAAGAAAAGATAGAACACATGCATTGTATGAATTAACATATGATGGTGCAGCAAATGTACCACAAGAACACTATTCTGAATCTGAGATAGAGATTACAGTAAATTTATCCCCAGAACTATATACCCACCAATTATACATTCCAGAAGAACAATGGGAAAGATATAAAGAACAATTTGTTCTTACATTTGTCCATGAATTAACCCATTCGTTGCAATTTGATGATAGTAAAGACGGACAATCATTTAATTTCGATTCTGATTATTTTTCAAGCCCCTTTGAGATAGATGCTTACAGTTCTGAACTGGCTTTTGACATGTTTCTTTATAAAAAGAAAGAAAAAGCTTGCGATGCATATGCAAGGTATGCTACAATAGATACTAAGGTTGCAGATAAGATGAGAACACTGGCAAAAGAAAAATATCAGTATCTTAAAAATACTAAATAGAGTATAATTCTAAAACATATCAGGAGAAAGTGTGAAAACTTATAAGGAATTTTTTATAAAAGAAGGTCTCGTTAGAGATCTTGAAAAAAGCTTTAAATCCGGAAGCAGTAAAGAAATAAAATGTGGTGATTTTATAGTAACACCGGTGAAGGCTGATCACAAAGCTTCAGATTTTCACGTAACTGTTAAGGACCGTTCTGGAAAGGACAAAACAGAAACAATAAAAATCTGGGAGCCGGATTTTATACTTTATATAGACGGTAAAATACATTTTGAAACCCGAGATGGGAAATTGCGCGCTCCTGATAAAAAGACAGCTAAAGAAATTGAAGATTGGTGTAAACAATATTCAAAGTAAATGGAGATATATGAAGACAGTTAATAGCTTGCACGAATCAGCTAAAGAAGTTTTAGAGACTATGGTTATTAGTCAGTTAGCTGTAAAGTCAATAGAAGATGTGGCTAAACGGGCAAACAGGATTACTAGATGGGCACGGAAAAATGGTCAGATGGGTGCCGAGGCTAATTCTATTAAAAAGATGGCTAAAGAACTTAACGATATTATGGACAAGTGGACAAAAGGGGATACGGTAATTGTACCATAGAGAAAAAATGAAAACATATACAACTTTTATGGCACCGGGTTACACTAAAATGGAAATTAGAACCCTTTTAGAACGAGTAACACCTGAACTCAAAAAACAAGTTCTAGATCAAATAGAACTCGTTGATAAAGATGAAGTGTTAAAAAATGTATTAGAGGCCATTCAAAAAGATGTGATGGGCAATATGCTAAGAGAGAAAGCAGCTGATGCCAAAATCACTATGAATGTAGATCTGTTTATTGATTCTGTAATATCTATAATTAATAAAACGGGTGATAGTGCAGAAGACCAAGTTACTTTTCTTAGAGATCTACTTGATGGTAAAGTAATAGATTGTATCAAAATGGTCAAAGATAGTTTGAATAAAGTTGTTAAAATGGATTCATATGTTAAGACAAAGAGTCCATTATGGCCCAAAGTTAAAGATAAATTAATTGCTTTAGATATAAAAATTGATAATCAGAATATAGGTCCTGGTGAAATTCTTTATATAATATCAACACCAGGAGGTAAAAAAGGTGATGAAGAGAATAAAGGTGATTGTTGGTTAGCATCAGGTGTTAATGTTGAATTAAAGAAAGATGGTGGAACCTTTTCAAAACCAACTAAATTTGCTGATGCTAGATTAGCATGGATTAATGCATTCAAAGATTTAGGAAGAGATTTAAGTCCTGCCGACGCAGATAAAATGGGTCTTGGTGGAACAAGTATATACGGTGAATCAAATAAAGGTGGTGGCATAGCTAATGCATTATCCATAGGAAGTAAAGACTATACATCATTGTATATGGATAACAAAAGTGTTACTCAAGGAGTAGCAGATAAGGCATGTGAATCATTATATGCTAAAGTTTGTGCTATAGCTTGTCCTAATAACGGTGCACTTCCATATACATTTAAGAAAACAGTAAAAAATGGATTAACTGACCCTAATGAATTTATAAGACAATGGAATGCTAATGCCTTACATGATTATAAAGTGCATGGTTGGGATTACTTAACATTATTTAATGCTGATTCAGGTGATACAATTTCATTTATGAGTGCACAGGATTTATATAAGTCCAAACAATGGAATGTGGGTTCTGAATGGATGTTAAGATGGACCGGCGGCGGAGGTTTCGGAGGTACTGGATCTTCAACAAGAGTCTATGCTGGAACATTTAAAAATATAGCTACATATGATCCTGGCGATACTGATTTTGAGAAAAAGGTAGCAGAAAAAAATGAAATAAGAAAAGCTTTAGAGCACGCTTTCGGACAATTAAGTAATAAGAAAAATTCAGGAAAAATAAAAGCGGCATTTAGTAAAGCTAATGATTTAAAAGGTCCTATGAACGACCTTTCAAAGAATAACGAACCTAAAGATTTTAAACCTCTTGTAGGTCAAATAGGACAAAAAATAAGTGACTATTTTCAGGCTAAGAAGGAACTTAATTTTGGTAGAGATAAATCTGATAGAGATTTAGGAAAAAGTTTTGCGGATATGAAACGGAAATTGGGAGTAAGGTGAAACAATATAAACAATTTCTTGCAGAAGCATCTGGAAAAAATCTTCATATGGAACATCTCGAAGATGAGGTGTTAAATGGTGGTGTTAATGGTACTAGAGGTGCTATTGATTTTTTAAGATCTTTAAGAAACATGTTAGCTGGTCATAATAAAGAAGCAGTTAATGTTACTGTTAAATGGGATGGAGCTCCTGCTATATGTGCTGGTATTCATCCTAATGGAAAATTCTTTGTTGATTATAAGTCAATGAGACGTCCATGTTTTATTCAAGCTGATGTTGATGAACATTTCAGCGGTGGTCCTCTTCATTCTAAAATGAGTGCTTTATTAGAACATTTACCTAAGTTAAAGATTCCAGGTAATATTTTTCAAGGTGATGTTCTTTGGACAGAGGATAAAGATAAGAAGATACAGACAATTGATAAGGAAAGACAGATTACGTTTACACCTAATACGATAACTTATGCCGTTCCTTTAAATACAGAATTAGCAAATGCCATAATTAAAGCAAAGATTGGAATTGTTTTTCATACAACATATAGAACAGCAGGACAAGAAGACTTAGCAGATTTGAAAGCCGAGTTTGGTGCAGATGTAAATCAATGGACATCACATAAGGATGTTTGGGCTGTTAATGCGGACTTTACGGATGTAAGCGGAACAGCAACATTTACAAAGGCAGATGAAAAGAAAGTAACAGATATGTTATCTCAGTTAGGAAAAGATTTTAATAAAGTTAATGGTCGTTTTCTTGATGGTATCAAAGATGATAATATATTAAAGGTTCATATTAAGACCTATATAAATTCTAAAGTCAGAGAAGGTGAATTTATAGAAGAAAGGTTAGCAAGAGATTGTGTAAAATTTATTAAAGCTAAGTTAGATAAAGATGTTGCAAAGTTAAAATCAGAAAAAGGTCGTACACGAAAACAAATGACTGTTGATGAATACTTAAAGAAATTAAATGGGAATATAGATCAGATAGGTACTGTTTTTCGTATAATGGCTTTAATAAATAATATTAAGCTATATATTGTAGAGAAGTTAGAAGAAGTAAAAGGTTTAACTTCTACCTTTATTAAAACCTCATCCGGGTATAAAGTAACAAAACCAGAAGGGTTTGTTGCTATTGATTCATTTGATTCCGGTAAAGGATTAAAATTAGTTAATCGGATGGAGTTTAGTAGAATAAATTTCACTGCAGAAAAGGATTGGGATCAATGAAGACGTTTAACGACTATTTAATTGAAGCTACACCATCAACGTTCATCGGAGTAATTGCTGGAGGCGATAGATCACGTACACCACAAATTACTCAGATACATCTAGATATCCCATTAAAAGATTTGAAAAATAAACCAGATCGTTTTATGGAATTTATTGAAGATGAAACAGGTTTAGATCTCTATGCAAATAATGACAAAGATACTCGTAGAATGATGGATTCTATTTTAAAGAGTAAAGAGTTTGTAGAGAGAAATGCTGATGGGGATGGATTTGTTGGTACAGGTCCTAATAAGAATAAACTAAAAAAAGCTTTAAAAGACTTTAGGGATTAAAATGAAAAATTACAAAGAATTTACAAAGCGCGACCTGAACGAGTCCAAGTATTCAGATCAGTTGATTGACGCACTGCGTGATTGTATTGATTCCGCGCCCAATAATACTAAAAATAAACTAGCACAAATATATAAGGACTATGTTCATAAGTTTATGAGACGGCCACAAAAATTACCATATATGTTGCAAGGATTCTTAGACGCCATCGAAGAAGCGTCTGATGCAAGAATAGAATGGAAGGGTGCTGGGGATAGGAGTG